TATCGAGCAGATTTTTCGCGTGACACGAGATCACGATTTGTACGGTTTTGAACTTCAGCCATTTTGTCTCTCCAATTTCACTACTTCAGCAGCGTATTGCTGCGGGGTTAAACCATATTTCTTCGCCAGCGCTACTTGCGTTTGCGTTAGCTTGACTTTACCGCCGCTCGTAGAACGAGATGCGGAGGCAACCACGGTCGTAGGTCGTCGTTGGGACTCACCGGACGTAGGCTTTTCTCGTGATCCACCGAATAACTCCGGGAATGACGACTTCATGCGACCATCAATTTGGTCGAAATATTCTTTCGAGCGAGGATCAACCCCGTTTTGTACTAGTTTTTTGTGCAGCCCTAGCGCATAGCTGGTGTATTCCTCAAACCCGTCTACTCCAAACCACTGGTTTTTAGCCTGCCAGCGCAGCGTTTGTTCGTCCGGAGGAGCCTTTTGGGGCTGGGTTTGTTGCGTTTGTACAGGAAAATCGTCCTCTTGTAAAGGGGCTGGGCGGAAATTTTTAGTCTGCTCAACCCGGATTTTGGCGTCCATTACGGCTTCTTGGGCCTCGACAATGGCGTCTGTGTCAAAGGATTCTTGCGCTTCCTTGAGCCTACGGCGGGCTGTTTGCAGTTCCGAGTCGGCTTTTTGTTGCGCTCCAACGATGACAGCTTCCTGTCCTGTATATACATTTTGCTTAAGGCGTTTGTTTTCCTCAACCAAATGCTGTGCAAGGCGCTCAAGCTCCTGCTTTTCCCGCATAACGGATTCTTTGCCCCGGCGCTCGTCGTGACGGGCGTGGGTCAACTCCTTAATGCGGTTCTTTACCTTGTCGGAGTACGACTCAATCTCTTCTTCGGTCGGATCAGCTACCTCCTTGTCCAGCGGCTTGCGGCCTCTGTCCCGTTCGGGGGTGTCATCCTCAATCTCGATCTCGATGTCATCGCCATCGGTTTGCACCGTAACTCTGTCGTCGATTTCGTCTGGGAATTTAAATTCATCAGCCATATTTACTCCTTCAAGCGCGGGTTATTCCCCGAGGATCTTGCACAACAGCATCAACTTGGTCGTCGTTGATGAGACGGAACTCCTTACCGAAAATCTTGAATCGGGTACCGGAGTAAGCACGCACAAGCACGAAGTCGCCTTCTTGGCACCATGCTCCTGTGGGGAACTTGGCGGTGTCTTTGTACGCGTCAGCGCCAACTTTTAGAACAAACAACACGCTGGTCGAGTGCTCCTCTTGGCGCATTACTGAACTTGCTTTAACCAAGTCCAACTCAGTGCCTTGGATCTTTGCATCCACTTCAGGCACAGCACACAGTATTCGCCAACCTTGCGGGGTGGGAAGCTGGGTAGCTTTTTCCTCAGCCGTAGCCTCGGGTTCAGGTGCATCCATTTGCTGGATGGCAGGCAGTGCAAACGCACCGGGGGAGAGATCAAGATCACTCATTGGCTTTTTCAACTTTCTCAAGCAGGTCAAGAAGATAACGCTCCGCAAGGGCTAGACCCGAGATAACCCCACAGAGTTTTTGGTACTCATCAAAATTGCGACAGATACCGCCCGCCAAGTCATCGGCGTAGTTGTTCATGTCGGTACGTATTTTTTCGCGCAATACGCGTGCGAAGTCTTGAATCATTTACTGGTTGGCCCTTTCGGTTGGTTCTGGTTAATGTTCTGCATCACGGCAGCACGGTTTTGCAAAGCCAACTGGGCTTTGTTCTTTGCGATGTCGGCGCCCATCTGGACACCGGCACGTTCTTGCTCAAACTGAGTCTTGGCCTGACTTTCTTTGATCTGGGCACCCACCTTGAGTGCATCAAGCTGCAAGCGGCCTGCAACCTCTTGCTCGCGCAGCTTTTGCTCGTCTGCCTTGGCAGCAGCGTCCATCATGATTTTCTTCATCTTGGTATCGGAGTCCTGCTTCTTGATCTGCAACTCCTGCATCTGCATCTGGACGACCGGATCTTGCTGCGCCTGCTGGGCCTGCGCTTGTTGCGCCTTGGCTTGGTTCTGCATCAAGACCTGCTGGGCGGCTTGGGCCATCATGCCCGACAGGGCGATCTCAATCTGCGGAGGCAGCTTCTCGTCCTCGGGTGGTAGGGGCATGCCCAACTGCTGCTCGATCTGCTGGCGCATCTTGAACCCAACGTGCTCGGCGATGTGCGCGGTCAGGGCACCCATGATCTTGGGGGCCTGCGGGTTTTGGCCAATGAACTGCTGGATTGTTGGGTCTTGCAGCATCATCATGTGCACTTGGATGTGCGCATCGTGGTTTTGGAACAGGAACGCCTTCATCGGCTCGCCTTTGAGCGCTGCCTGATTCTCCGACACGGGGTCTTTGGGCTTCATGTCTTCCTCGATCGGCACCAGCTTCTCGGCGTTCTTGATGCCAAGAATCTCCAGCATCCCACGGTGCAACTGTGGCAGGTCGTAAATGTCCGGAGCCATCTGCGCCATCTGGATAACGGCTTGGTACTGGATGACGCGCTGGCTCATGGTGGCCGCATTGGGGTCGGAGACGGGGATCAAGTCCACCAAGTCGTAGTCGCCCTGCTTGGCCTTGCGGTCGCCGTACTCGGGCTCGTAGCTGTAATCCGGGTCGGTGTAGTCGCGGATAATGTTCTTGAGGAGCTTTAACTCCTGCTTGAGTGCGAAATGCACCCGGGCCTGCACAGCCGTCATCACTTTAAGCTGGCGCTCCAGTAGCGCAAGGGTGGTTCCCACCGGAGCTTGCGCCGACATATCGGAGATTTTCATGTCCGCCGTCGAGGCGAACCTGCGGCCCTCCTCCACGATCTGGCCCATCAGGGCCATCAGAACTTGGCTGGGTTCTTTATACGGGAGGGGGAGGATGTTGTCCCGCAGCGCGCCCGAGCCAATGTCCACATCGCGCCACTCGCCCGGGGCGATCGGGGTGTCATCTCCCTTGATACGCATCCCACGGGATTTCAGACCGCCCGGCAGGTTGGCCAGCGTGCCCGCGTCCACGAGCTGGCGCATAAGGGATGTTGCAGACTTAGCGTAACCGCCGATCAGGTGGAACAGACCAAAGCCATACGCGCCAAAGCCGGGGATGTACTGGTAGTGCACGAAGTGCTGGCGCTTGAGTTTGAGGTCGTCGTCTTCCTTCCAGTTGCGACGAATCGACAAGACGTCGTTTGTTCCCTTTATTAGGGTAACTACGTAGGGCAGCATGATGCCCGTGACTTCGCCGTCCTCGTCTTCGTCCTCGTAGCCTTCCAAGTCAAGGTCAACGTGGCACTCAAACAGGGTGTAGCGTTCGTCGTTCAAGTCGTTGAACCCGGTCTCCTTGTCCTTGGCTTTCTGGATGTCCGTGCGATCCTTGGGCGGGTCAGGTAGGTCGATGTCCCGGTAGAACCCAGCCTGCTGGAGCTTCAAAATCTCGTTCTTGGTCTTGCGCATGACGTGCGTCAGGCGGTAGCAGGTGTCCAAGTCGGTCGCGCCGTAAGGCAGCAAAATGTCTTCGGCAGGGATAAATATTGACACTTGACGTCCCAAATTGGGATCGTAGTACACCTTCTTAAATGCCGAGCCGGTGGCCGGAAGGCTCCACAACATGCGCTCATGCTCTGGCCGGAACTCCACCATCTTTTCAGTAAGCTGGAAGTTCATGTCCTCTTCAACACGGGCAGCGGCTTCTTTGACCTCGGGCGTGTCTTTGCCGATGATCTTGGTCTTGACCGGCCCAGCGGCGGGGAACGTTTCAGTAATCGTTTCAGCCTGAAACCGTACAACTGCCTCGGTAATCATGGGGTGGAACACGCCACTGGCCCCGTTCCACGGCTCTGTGCGCTCCTCAATCTGGAGGCCCAGTAGCTTTAAGCCCTCGACGTAGGCTTTCTCCCAGTCTTTGCGGGAGGCCTTGTCATTGTCAATATCAGAGGCCAAGTCACCGGCCATGGAGTTAAGCGCACCCTCGTCCATCTCCTCGGCAAGGTTGGCCCCAAAGTCTTCGCCGTCGTCTTCTTCCCCGGGCTTGAGGCTGATCTGCATGCCGTCCATGCCAATGTTGACCTCCTCGGGGTCAATGATCTCGATCTCCAAGGGGGACTCTTCTGCGCCTAGGGCGTCAATCCCTGCGGGTTGCTGGTACAGCGCTTTGTCAACATTGGTAGCCATGTTCTGTCCTTAGTAATATGCAGCCGACCTGCGGCGAAAGTATTTGGGTTCGTCTTTCTCGTCACTGTCCAACGAGATAAATCCACCTTGCCGAAATCGTAGCAAGGCTTGGGACGTGGTATCCACGAAGTCATCATTATCACCGTTGGGGAATGAGGCAACCTCCTCGATCACCTCCCGCGCCCAGCGGGTGTCCGGTGCCCAGACTTTACCTGAAGCAAACAGATCGGATATAGCGTTAACCCTGACGATCTTGTCATTGCCCCGGCTGGGGTTGGTCTCTTGCACGGGGATGCCCATCGCCCGAAGTTCTTGGATCAGGGGCGCACCAGCGGCCTTTTTCTCCACGATGAACGCATCAGGCTCCCACTCTTTATAGTGCTTGAGCGCTGCGGCCTTAAGTTCTGGGAACTCCATCCGATCTTTGAACGCGTCAAGGAGGATGATCTGCGCCTCGTCGCGCTCCTCCTCGTTGTAGAACACACCCCAAGTGGTGCAGGCGGAATAGTCCGCCCGGTTTGTTTTCTCGTGCGCCGTGTCCCACGACTGGATAATGTAGTCACACTTGGGCGGCTCGTCGGGCTCCCAGATGCGCCAGAGCTTTCGGGAGATGATGGCCGCTGAGTTGGAAGTGGGCTGCTGCATGTACTGGGCGTTCCAATACTGCGGGTCGATGGAGGCCTTGGTTGCCTTAAGCTGGGCCAGTGGCCACTGCTCTGGCCAAAGGGATTTCTCGTCCTCGGTGTCCTCGTGCAAGATGGCCGGAAGTTCTACGATCTCCCACGGGATGGCCTCGGGGTTCTTGGTCTGGTAGTCGATCAGCCGTCCGGTCAGGTCAAGCTTGCCCCAGCGCGTCATAACGATAATGATCGCCCCGCCCGGCATCAAACGCTGCAATGGGCCAGTTTGGAACCACGACCACGCCGTGTCAAATGCTAGACGGCTGTTGGCCTTTACGTCCTGCTCGGAATGGGGATCGTCAATAACAAATAGGTCAGCACCGCGACCAGCAAGAGCGCCGCCCACGCCAGCAGCATAGTACTGGCCACCAGCACCTGTAGACCACTTGCCAGCAGCCTTTTGGTCGGTTGCCACGTTTGTGTCAGGGAAAATCTCATGGTAGTCCTCCGTGTCTAACAGGTTACGTATCCTGCGCCCAAAGTCCTCGGACAGACTTGCCGTATGCGTTCCCATGATGATCTTCTTCATTGGGAACTTGCCAAGGAAGTACGCTGGGAACAGGTAGGACGAGAACTCGGACTTGCCCATACGGGGCGCTATATTAATAATGACCCGCTTCTTGCGCCCCTCGATCACGTCTGTGAATATGCGGGCCAGCTTCCTGTGGTGGGGGCCAATCTTGAACCCCGGGTAGACCGCCGTGGCAAAGCCCAACATATTGCCTTGGGCCGCTATTAGGGAAGCGCGCCGCTCCCGGATCTCCAAGTCGTCAAATAACTCCATCTTGTCCCTGACCGACATGGTGGGCAGCGCCTTAAGAAGCGCGGCCAACTCGGCTTTACTGAGCATGGAGAACTGTTCAGGCTTCATCTGGCTCGGGTGTTGGGGCGGGGGCTGGGGCTGGGGCTGGGGCTTCGATGGGGTCTGCGTCTGTGACTTCTAATATGTCCACCACGCCCATGAACTTGGAGAGCTTGTCCTTGATGCGCTGGTCGAGCTCGGTGTCCGTCAACTCGTCTTTCTTAATCTCGATCTTGTCGGTGAACAGCCCAACCTCGGTTACTTTGCCCAGCAGTCCGAGCGCTTTGAGGCGGATGCTGGCGCTGGGGTTGGTTGTTTCCTCGACCAGCTTGGCCACGGCGTAGCCGCGAAGCTCCTTGGCCTGCTGTACAAATTCCCAGTCGTACGCAGTCAGCATGCCCACGATATGGCGTACGGCTTCTGGCGTTTTGATTTGGGCAATGGCTGCGTGGGAGGCTGCGTCGGGGGAGGAGGTGACTAGGTTGGCGAACGTGGTACGGGCTGCTTGGGTGTCCAGATCTGTGGCTATGGCGTCGGAGTCAACCGCGCCTAGCTCGGCCAGCCAGTCCTTGGTTCGGATTTTTGCGTCAAGCGCAGCGGCTGGCGTTACCTCGTCGGTATCCAGTATGTCTGCCGGGATGTTGTAAAAAACCTCCGGCTCAAACTCAATAAGATGGTCGAACATGCGTAAGCCCTTGCAGCCTCGTTGGGCGGAGTATATACTCGGTTTCGGTGATTGTGCAAGCAGTTGCGCATTTGCTTCTCCTTTCTAGGCAAACCCTAGTTCTAACCCCCGGCGTCATACCCGGGGGTTTTTTTGTTTGGGGCTGTCTAACGTTTGACAAGTAATAGGCAGCCTATTCTTTTTTAATAGGCCGTGTATTCTTTTTTAATAGGCCGTGTATTCTTTATTTTTTATAGAAATTTTTACGTCTGGCGTGGGATTTTCAGGGTGGGGGGTGTTTTGTAGCTTATAGGCTACAAGTGGGTTTGGGATTTTTGTAATTTTGATTTGCGGATGCAAAACAGTGTTTTAGGCGGCATAGCTTGGCCACGTCAAAAAGGGGGGATGGGGGTATGGTGGGGTCGCCTTATACCACGAAACAGGGCCGAATTACCCCCTTCAAGTAAAATTCAGTTGTCGATGTGGTAGGGAATCGCCCTGCCATGCGGCATCAACTGAGACAGCTTGTCTCACCTAGGAGAAGTAACCATGACATTCAATACCAAAGCAATCACAACCGCCGTACTCGCAGCACTCGCAGCAGGCGACACGTTCGAGGAGCAGCTAACCACGCTACAGAAGCTGCTCAAGGGCGCAGACCGCGACACCATCAAGGGTATCGTGGCGCCCATCGTGGCGACTAAGTACGGCGAGACGTTCGCCGATGGCCAATGGGCAGACAGCAAGTGCGCAGCCAAGCGCAAGGCCAACCGCATCATTGCGAGCATCGTAGGCACAGCGCCCGCGCAGTCCAGCAAGGTTGCCGTGGACAAAAAGTTAGTGGCGTCTCTGCGCGACACCATCATCGGGGCTGGCTTGACTAAGAAGCAGTTTGATGCGGTGTTGTCCGCGCTGCGCGCTTCTGTCTCGTTTAAGTGAGACAACCTGTCTCACCTGTTTCGCAGCGGCACAGGCATCGGGTCTGGCCG